GTCGATGTCATTAACACTTCATATTATCGCGGTGGTCTAGGGGCGCAGGCGTACAAGCTATGACCCAGTGGACACCCGAATGGCAGCTACAAATCAATGGGGTTGATTACACAGACATAACCCTTTCCACTTTAACAGTGGTATCAGGCCGCACAGATATTTACAGCCAGCCGCGTGCAGGATATGCCAGCATTGAAATCATCAATCTGAATCTGACCCCAGTGACCATCGATGTCAATGATGGGCTATCAATTAAAGTCAAAGATTCGACTGGCACATATGTAGATATATTCGGCGGCTTTGTGACTGATTCCAGTGTCGAGGTGGCCAGCACTGGCACAGGCGGCATCAATGAAACTATCCGCGTTACAGCTTTAGGCGCTTTGTCCAAACTGCCTAAGACTCTAACCGATGGAGTGCTATCAAAGGATTATGACGGCAATCAGATTTACGAAATTCTAAGCCAATCACTATTTAACACTTGGGCTGAAGTACCTGCCGCACTTACCTGGGCAACTTATGATCCTACTACCACATGGGCAAATGCAGAGAATTCAGGCCTGGGCGAAATCGATAGGCCTGGCGATTATGAGCTAATGGCACGAACATCAGATGTCACAGATATGTATTCGCTGGTATCCGCGCTCGCCACATCAGGGCTGGGCTATTTGTATGAAGATGCTCAAGGCCGAATCGGCTATGCAGATGCAACCCATCGCACGCAGTACCTAGCAGCTAACGGCTACACCTCGGTAAGCGGCAATCACGCACTATCGCGTGGAATCCGCACCATTCGCCGCCTGGGTGATTTGCGCAACAAGGTCACGATTCAATGGCGTTCAGGTGACATCACAGCTTTGAGCCAGGAATCAATCGATCAATACGGATCACAGGCCGACATCATCGCCACCACCTTGCACAATTCAGCTGATGCCACAGCACAGGCAAATTTCTATTTAGGCATTAGAGCCTGGCCGCAGGATGTATTCGAGAGCATCACCTTTACCCTGGGCAATGCTGAACTCGATGACAGCGACCGCGATGCACTTCTGAATGTGTTTATGGGCTTAGCCCTAGACATTACAGACCTGCCAGCAAATATGGTCAATGGTCGCTTCCAGGGCTTTGTCGAAGGCTGGACATTTAGGGCAGGCTATAACCGCCTAGACCTCACACTCAATGTGTCACCTACCGCGTTCAGCTTGCAATCGATGCAATGGGATGATGTAAGTGTCGCAGAGACATGGAACACAATAAGTTCTACACTTGACTGGAATGAAGCCATTATCGTGGCATAAGGAGAAGAAATGCCAACTACTACAACAAACTTTGGCTGGACAGTACCTTCGGACACCGACCTGGTTAAAGATGGCGCAGCCGCAATTCGCACCGCTTTAGGTGGGCCTGACACATCATTCGTTGATCTCAAAGGTGGCACTACTGGCCAGGTGCTATCAAAGGCATCAAATACAGACATGGACTTTACATGGACTGAACAGGATGATACGACTCTTTCATTTAACGCACAGACTGGTACGACTTACACGCTAGTGGCATCAGACAGCGCAAAGCTAGTTACCACATCAAATGCTTCAGCTGTAACAGTTACGATTCCACCATCAGTATTTAGCACAGGCAACCAAATCAATGTGCAGTCAATCGGCGTTGGCCTTACTTCATTTGCCGCTGGCGCTGGTGTAACTATCACATCAACTGGTGCAACAGCAGCTGCGCCAATTCTGAGAGCGCGTTACTCAGCCTGCACAATTATCTGCACCGGCTCAAACACCTTTACCGTGATCGGTGACCTTTCATAGTCATGGGAATCCTGGGCATTTATGCTTCATCCGTACTTAAGGTTACAAATAGTTATGAGTCAATCGCGACTGTGACCGTTGGTTCGGGTGGGTCTAGTTCTATCTCATTTTCATCTATTCCATCGACCTTTAAGCATTTACAAATTCGTGGAATTTGCGCAGGTTCAGGCAACAGCGCAGAGTGGTTAAATGTCAATCTTAACGGGACAACCTCAGCGCGCAGTCACGCACTTTACGGTACTGGTTCGGCGGCAGGAGCTCAGTCAGTAGCAAACAGTTTTATCGGACTAGCAATTACCCAAGTCGCTGCCGGAGCTTCTATCTTTGGAGCATTTATTGTTGATGTGCTGGATTATGCAGACACAAATAAAAACAAAACTGTCAGAGGTCTAGCAGGTAGAGAGCAAAACGGTTACGGTACAAGTTATGTAACTTTAGGTTCATCTCTTTACAATTCAACTACAGCCGTCTCTAGCCTTACAATTACACCGGAATCGGCATCATTTGCACAATACAGCCAGTTCGCACTCTACGGAATTAAGGGGTAATCATGGCAGCCGGATCAACATACACCCCAATAGCGACTACAACCGTTTCGGGAACTCCTACAACGGTTTCGTTCACTTCTATTAGCGGTTCTTACACAGATTTAATTCTTATCTCTAGCGCTTCAGGTTCTACTAACGCAGTCATTCAGGCGCAGTTTAATAGCGATACTGCAACTAATTACTCATTTACTTATATGTTCGGCGATGGTTCTAGTGCTTCATCAGGTCGCGCATCAAGCGTGAATTATGTCAGAGCAGGTAGAACTCCGTCATCTAGTTCATCTTATGCTGCAAACATTTTGCACATTCAGAACTATTCCAACTCAACTACTTTCAAGACAGTAATCGAGCGTGAAAATGATGCAGCCGCTTCAGTCTTTGCTTCAGTTGGATTATGGCGCAGCACTTCGGCTATCACTTCAATCCTACTTACTATTAGCGGCGGCACATTTACTGCCGGTTCCACCTTTACCCTCTACGGAATCGCGGCTGCATAATGCCTAATACATTTCAACTAATTGCAAGCTCGACAGTTGGAGCAGGTGGAGCGGCATCTATTGACTTCTCGTCAATTCCCAGCACCTACACAGATCTCTGCCTGAAAATCAGCGCAAGAGTAGATGCTTCAGGCGGTGCTTCTAGTTTTAACATAAATGTGGCAATCAACGGAGTTTCAACCAATAGATCATGGCGCTTACTTGAAGCCTACGATGGCACTAACGTGTGGTCTAACAACAACACTACTGCCCGTCTAGCCGTGGTAGGTGGATCAACTACTACTGCAAGCACCTTTAACAACGCAGAGATTTATATCCCTAACCACGCTGGTTCTAATAATAAATCAATCTCATCTGACTTTGTATCAGAGCAGAACTCAAGCACGGTAAATAGCCTTGGATTCTATGCTGGGTTATGGTCACAGACAACGGCTATCAACCAATTAACTCTTACATCAACTTCAGGGAACTTCGTTCAATACACAACCGCCTACCTATATGGAGTAAAAAACTCATGACAAACCCAACCCGTATCGAAATCGACTGTTCAACAGGTATTGAAACCATCATCGAGCTAACTGATGATGAAGTAGCTGAGATGGAACTTGAAGCCGGATTAGCGGCACAAGCTGAGCAAGATCGTGTAACAGCTGAAGCACTTAAGGCTGAAGCCGCTGCATCGGCAGTAAGCAAGCTCGAAGCTCTAGGCCTTACAGCTGACGAGATAGCAGCACTGCGCGGATGACATACCCGAATAGCACAGCACCGCGGGCAATTGAAATTGCTTTGGGTGAAGTTGGTTATGTAGAAGTGCCTGATAACTTAACCAAATATGGAGAATTTACAAAAGCCAACGGCCTACCCTGGTGCGGTTCATTCTGCAACTGGGTACTCGCACAAGCTGAAGTCAAAGCACCATCAGTAGTTAGCACAGCTACAGGCGCACACAAATTTAAGGACATTGGCCGCTGGAACGAGACACCACAGCTCGGAGATTTGGCGTTCATGGACTTTCCTCATGATGGCGTAGACCGCATCAGTCATGTGGGCATCGTTGCCAAAATTGAAGGCAAGGTCATTACCTGCATCGAAGGCAACACATCAGGAACTGGCGATCAACGCAATGGCGGCATGGTGATGATTAAGCAGCGCACCATCGGCAAAGAGATCGTGGGATTTGGTCGGCCTAAGTATGTGCCATTTAAGGGTGAATACCCAGCGGTGGTCATCGAGGCTAAACCAAAGAAAACCATTCTGAAGAAGAAGGAGAAGAAATGAACCAAATCAAACCTATGGCGGCCTCATGGGCGCGCTCATTCCTAGCAGCTGGTGTGGCCGTCTACATGGCTGGAGTCACCGACCCAAAGGCAATTGCTAGCGCAGGCCTTGCAGCTGTACTGCCAGTGATTCTGCGTTGGCTGAATCCAAATGACTCAAGTTTCGGTGTTAAGGGGAAGTGACCCGAAAGCTACAACAGGTAGCCCTATGGTTATCGCTTTCGATAGGGCTATCTGCGTGTGGTCAATACGATGGATGGGTTAGGTATCCATGCCAGGAATTCGAGAACTGGCAAAAGCCTGAATGTAATCCGCCAGAGTGTATTAGTACGGGAGTCTGCACTCAAGACTTATTTGGAGATGAAATTGATACCCAGGAACAGCCGCAGACTAAGCAATGAGCAGCTCAAAGCCCGCTTAATTGTATTCATCGGCGTATGCCTGGCTTTGGTCTTTGCCTTATCAGTGATGGGGATGCTGTACGCGCTCATATTTGTGACACAGCCAATCGGCGCACAAGCGCCCAATGATCGTGCGTTCATCGAGCTTCTGACAACCTTGACAGTATTCCTTACAGGCGCACTGGGCTCGGTGCTGGCATCAAATGGCTTAAAGGATAAGGCCGAAAAGCGAGCCGACACGCCCAACGATACGCAGGAATCTTGACCTTGTCACAGCTTTGCTTCACAGTTATGGCAGGGAGCGAAGCACACTAGTTCCCTGAACGGGAGCAATAATGTACTCAATAGGCGAAGTGGCGATGTGGATTCTTATTTCATCGCTTATGGGCTTCACAATCGGTTACACAGTAGGCCTTAAAGAAGGCAAGCGCGAAGGATTTATACGCGGCAAGATAGCTGCACGCAAGAGCTTGGAGTCACGCTGATGGGATTCCTCGACAATTACGAAACAGTAAATCAAAAGGTAAAGCGCCTTCACACCACTTACCCAAACAACAAAATACACACATCGATTATCGACTGGAATCCTGAGAAGGGTTACATCCTGATCGAGTGCCGCATCTACCGCCATTACGAGGACAAAGAGCCAGCAGCTATTGACTTTGCTCATGGCATGGTGGGTGCATATAACGCGCAAATGAAGCGGTGGTATGTAGAGGACACAGTTTCAAGCGCAATAGGCAGGGCTGCAAGTGTGGTGCTAGGAGTCGATGAGAAGGCTTCTAAGGAAAACATGGAGCAGGTAGAACACATGCCTAAAACTTTCATCGAGGATGATCCTTGGGTTAAACCTATTTGGGATGAGTCAATCTCTACAGTTAAAACAGCCATCAAAGAAATCGAGTCACAGCTGGGCGGTGAACTTATCGCTGAAGCACCTATTTGCAAGCATGGGCACATGATTCTCAAAGAGGGCGATAAGAATGGCAAGGCTTGGCGTGGACATCTATGCCCTGAAAAAACTAAGGCTAATCAGTGCCCACCGATTTGGTATGTACTCACAGGCACAGGCCAGTGGAAGGAGCGCATCTGATGGGTCACTTGCAGATGTACCGACCTGGCGAATACGCCATTTGCGATAAGTGCGAAAAGCCAAAGCCACTAGCTGAAAGTTATTCGGTGATGGTAGATGGCCAAGCAGTTATTTGGCTATGCAAGGACTGCAAGTGATAAGAGTAGATTTAGATAACGCCACGCAGGTGGCAGTCACTCAGGCAGGCTTACGGCGTGCCATAGACTACATACCGCAGTGGGAAGGCGTGACGGTCAAGCGGAATTATCAGCATGATCGAGAGCGATTAAACTTCCCCGATTTTGTCGCGCAACAAAGTCAAGCATTTGGGGCTGAAGTTGCAGTAGCCAAATACTTCAGGAAAGCCATAGATCTATCAGCTGATAACTTCAAGCTGAAGGCTGATGTGGGTAATAACATCGAGGTCAAATGGACTAAGTGGCAAAATGGCTCGCTGATACTTACAGAGCTTGACCGCAAAGAGGACATCGCCATCCTGGTGACAGGATCAATGCCAAAATACTATGTCTGCGGCTGGATACCTGTAGCCGTAGCCCGTAGGCCTTCACACCAGCGCAGCGATGGGTCATGGTGGATAGGTCAACAGGATTTACACCCTATGGCTAACTTCTCAAGGAGCATCTATGCAAATCAAATATGAATGTAGGGTCGAAAAGAAGCTGACAACCCACACAGTCCGAAAGGTCACCGACACACTGCCGCCTTATGTCGAGGTAGTGGAGTGCAATAGCTGCGGTGTCATGGGTGTGGTTATATTAGACAAGGAGACGGCTTACAGTGGCGATTTATGAATATAGATGCGATATGTGCAGCCAGGTTAAATCAATATCGGCAGGCATTAATGACATTTATCCAATTCCAAATTGTGATAACTGTACGATCATAATGTCCAGGGTGTATCAGGCAACACCCATACACTTTAAGGGTGACGGATGGGGGCATCAATGAGCGAATACGATTCATTGACTCAATGCCCATGTGGCTACTCACTCACAGCTGCAAAAAAATGGCTTACAGCTGATGAAATCAGTCTATTGATGGCTCGACATATCCAGTCGAATCATGTGGCTATTGAAAACGGTAAGGATTAGTGCCTGTGGATAACCTGTGGATAACACGCCGACAGGGCGCTCAAAATTCTGTGGATAACTCGATGCGCTTGACAGGGTTGCTACCATCCAGCTCTGCAAGCGAGCGGCTGTGGCCGTGTAGCTCGCTAAGGAGACTGGTGGTTTGGGCGGCTCTATGCCTATGTATAGGCTCGCATTTGTTACTGATGCAACCCGTACACGCTAATGAAGCAGATCATTACAAGCTATATGCACACTCAAGGATTATTAATTACGATCAATATAGATGCTTCAGTCATATCATCTATAAAGAGAGCAGATGGAGTGTTAAAGCTAAAAATGGTAGTCACTTTGGCTTAGGCCAAATGAGAAGCAAGCACTATCGCAATCTCGATGGATACAGGCAGATAGATGCAACTATCAAATACATCAAAGGCCGCTATGGTTCAATGTGTAAGGCATGGAACTTCCATAAGATTAAGGGTTATTACTAATGAGTGCATTAACTGAAAGCGGTAGTACACATCGATGGCGCAAGATAAGGCAGCGCATCATTAATAGAGATCGTGGCATATGCCAACAGTGCGGTAATGAAGGTGATTCGGTTGACCACATCATCCCACGCAATCAAGGCGGCACTGATGATGATTTCAACCTTCAGCTATTGTGCAGAACTTGTAATTCCAGCAAAGGGGGGCGAGTTTTTAGTACGCCCAGGACACCCCTGACCCTTCTTCTT